TTACAGGCATGGAGTCCATCGACATCATATCGTCGCCTGCCATGCCTTTTTTGGAGGACTTGGCGTAACTCATGCCCTTGTCCATGCTCATGCCGGACTTCTTCCGGCGCTTGTTCATTTTCATCATCATGATTTGATCCTTTATGCCCAGAAGAATGTTGCCGAAATAACAGTGGTAAGGTCGGCGTATGCCCCGTTTTTAAACAAAATACCGTCCTCCGGCAGTGACATATAAATGGCACTACTCCCCGCAGGAACGTCTACTCTATAAAGAGTAGTGCCACCATTACCGTCCGTAATCCGAACAGAACCTACCCCTGTATCAGGAGAAATATACACTGCCTTAATACGAGTGCGGCCTGTGAATATGGCCCCGTCCGTGGTTCGGTAGGTACTCTGTAAATCGCTCATGTACCCCATGGCGACCTCCTAATTAGGCAATACGAGAGAAAACGTAGGCTGTTGCGCTGGCAAACGTGATGCGGAAGCAGCCAATGCCAGTCACACCAGACGGAACGGTCAATAGACCTGCACCCGCACCAGAGCCAGCAGCCGCTGCGGCGGACAAGATGCCGTTAGTTGCAACAGCAATGGTCACTGTGTTTGCGCCAGCGGTGTTGTCAACATACAAGTCCAACGTAGTGCCGCGAGTTGCGCCAAGAGCAGTGCCAAGGGCTGTGCCCGTAGGCAGGGTGATGGTTGTAGCAAGAGCCGAAGTAGAAGTGATGTAGCCAGTTGCAACTTGTGCTGCGGTGGCTGTAGCCGTTGCGTTGATAGCAGCGGTTGTTGGGTGCGTTTGGGCAGTGTACGACAGTTTGTTAACAGCAGTAGTAGCACCAAAAGTAGCGTCAATAGTTACAACGCCTGTGGTTGGAGCTACAGTGATGGATTGAAAACCATTTTCCGAACGTACTGGACCAGTAAAGGTAGTATTTGCCATGTCGATGTCCTCACATGCGAGTTGAGCGTATTCGTCTGCATGTTGTCAGCCGGGTCTGTCGAATACGCCGGGAAGCCCCGGAATATTGGCAATATACACCATTGCCAATAAAAGAAAAGGGGCCAAACGGCCCCTTTTCTCTTTCCCCCTAATTAGGCTGGGGTGTAGCCTTCCGAGCCCCAGATCGCGCGTGGGTCCGACCAGCCGAAGCTGTAACGCTCGCGGGCCTTGTAACGCACGTTGCCGGTATCAAAATCGCCTTCAAAGGCGGTCTTGATATTCGAACGCTGGAACATCTTCAGACCGTTTGGAGCATCGGTCATCAGGAACCATGCATCTGGATCGGTCAGGAAGTGGTTAACAAAGTAGCCTTCTGGCACCATGCCCATCGACTTAATGGCGTTGATGTCGTTGTCTGCGGTTTCGGTGCGCAGGGTCGATTTCATCAGGCGCTCTGCGGTAAATTGCAGTTCCTTTGGAATGACCATGCGGCGAACCGACAGAGCGACCTTCAGGCCACGTTCGTCGGTGAAGCCTGCTACGTCGATGATGCCCTGTTCCAGCGAGGTCTCATTCAGGTCAGCGGCTGTTGAAGGCACGTTGCTGAAGTTAGGACCAAGCGCGGTTGGGTGGGCGCTGTTACACAGAGAAACGCCGTCACCGCCGTTGTAAGGACCAGTGGTGTTGAACGCATTGTTCAGGATCGAAGCGGCCTTCACCTGCTTGGTGTAAGCCATCGAACGGGCCAATGCCTTGGTGTAACGCGATGACAGACGGTCATAGAGGTTATCCTCGATGGCCTCTTCAGTCAGTGCGAACGCCAGTGCAACGGTCTCGTGAGTGTAGCGAGCGGTAAACGATTCCTGTGCGGAGTCGTAATTCACGCCTGCACCTTCGTTCTTCGTCGGTGCCTCACCAAAACCGGTCAGCATGACCTCTTCTTCAAACGCACGATCCGACGATTCAATCGAAAAAATCGCTTCGTGCTCATTTTCGTAACGCTTGTACTCCATCCCGAACAGGGCGTTCAGGCCGGGTTCTAGCTCTTTTACGAGTTGCGAACGGGAAATAGCCATGATTTAGCTCCTATTAGGTCAGGCCAGCAACACCGATGCTGCCGTATTGATGCGCATTGATCTTTACGACAACCTGAGTGAAGTTCTCACCCAAAGAATTGTTTGGAATGTTGTACAGACCAACAATCTTCAGGACCAAAGTATTAGTGGTAAGGATAGTGGAAGAATCAAGTTCCATAGCCGAAACACCGTTTACTGTACTACCAGCAGTGTAAGCAACAGCCGCGTTCTGGCCAATATCCGCCTGAACCACATCTTCATCAGCTTGGATAATGAACAGCTGATTAGGATCATCCAGAACTTCAGCGACGATTTGACCTGTCGTGATGTTCACCGAACCGGGGTAATAATTACTCCAAGTCGGCTTACCAGAGGTTGGATCAACATAGCTGCAACCGTTAAATACGCCAACAGCTGTGGCATGAGTGCCACTGACATATCTAACAAGGTAGCCGCCAACAAGGGTAACTAAGTCACCCTGAAAAATAGCGCCTGATTGGTTGTCCGCGATGATGTAACCATACTGCTTCTGTGCACCAGTAGCAGAGAGGTTACCCATGGGGCGGAGACCATAGGCTTTATCTACGTTTGCCATGAATAGCTCCTAAAGGGTTATGTAGTCTTAACGACTACCAAATGTAGTGCGAGAACTCCTTTCGGGGTTCTGGATACGCATTGTCGAGTGAGCGTTTTCACGCATCAACTCATTATCCACCGCATGAATTTGATCCCGCGCCTTACCGGAGTAGTGTGCATTGCGTTCCGCCAGAGTTTCATCCGGAATGCGAGCAAGCAAGAGACCACCGACAGAAATCACACCAGCATGCTTACCGTCTTCGATGGTAGGCAAGGTGTTGCGATACTCATCTGTCAGTTCCTCATTACGCACAAGCTCATAGCCCTCACGGAGACGGCCATAAACGTGCTGCTTGTCTTCATACCCGTTAATCTCTGCACGAATCCAGCGATGCTGAAATCCTTTAGGGGCAGGAGGGGCGTCCAAACGTGATGGAGGAGTCCAAGGCTTGCGACGGGCTTCCTTATCCCGTGAAACACGAGGGGCGCGGTCGATGGTTAGTTTGTCTTGACTCATTTCTTACTCCTTCACGTATTTGGCATATTCCTCGAGAGGAACACCCAATTTCTTTGCGATAGCAACTTGACTCGGTGTCAATCTCACCGAACGGCGTGCACTACTAACCCCGGAACTACGGGTTGCAGGAGCAACGGCTGGCACGTTCTGCCGTTGTCGCTGTTGGGTCTGTTGAGCAGGCTGGAAACGACGAGGAAACTCATTCCGTAGCCTGTTGTCTAATTCAGTATAGTACTCCTCGGATTCTGGGTCAAATCCCTCCTCGTCTACCAAGGTCGCATGGATGCCCCATGCCGCGTAAGTCATGGTTTTATCCTTACCAAACCACTCATTCCGCTCTGCCCAATCCTCTGCTTTCGGACTTGGTTTTTGTCTTACCGGAGCCTGCTGCTGCACCTGTTGCTGGTACTGAACAGGGGCCTGTTGGGCTTGCTGGGCCTGTTGTTCCTGATAAGACATCCACTCATTGACCCGAACATTCTCCTGAGACAGCTGCATTAGCCGCTCTTGAGCTTCTGTTTCCGTGTCAATGTCGCCCTCTTCTCTAGCCCGGCGAATGATGGCTTTTAGCTGGTCTGCCTGAGTCGTAATGCGGCTTTTTGCCTCATTTAGACGGCTGTAATCCGTCACTACCAGCTTCTGCTCAAGCTCCTGCGCCTTGGCGTACACGTTTCGAGCATACTCAATCGCTGCCTGCTCTCTGCGCTCCGCCTCACGCATTTTGGCGGTCAGCTTAGAAATGCGCTTTTGCACATTCTCACTAACCGAGTCTAATTCCTCGCTGTGTGCCTGCTGGCGGCGGGGAGCCTCTGATTCTGGAGCAGCAGAAGGCGCTTCTTGTTCTTCTTTTGAAGATTCAACCTCTGGAATCTCGACAACAGCTTCTTGTTCGTCTTCCCCAAGGTTAAATTCCAACTGGCTATCTGGAACGGTATTCGTCATAAGGGCCTCACATATGCAGAATGTCTTCTGGGTTGTTGATACGGGCAAGAATCTCGTCATCGTTTAAGATGCGGATTTCCCCACCGTCCAAACCGATACGCGCACCCGCATACCGGCCAAAAATTACCCAATCACCCTTTTTGCACCAAGGACCATTGGGAAATTTTCCTTCGTCTTTGTAAGCAAGGTCGCCAACGGCGAGTACATACCCACAAACGGTTGTAAGTTGCTGCTTTTCTATCGTTTGACCAGATAAGACGATGCCGCCTTTGGTCTTTTCTGCCCCACGGTAGGGGAGAATGACGATTCGCCAGCCCGTAGGATTCGGGACACGTGACAAAATCGATTCGTCGATGTTTTCGACAGTCAAACTGCCGTCTTCTCCGTAGGCATCGTCCAAACTAGGCTCTTTTTCGTCGGCCTCTTTTGCCCACTTCTCTTCTAATGCTGTCAAAGTCATAACTTTTATTCCTTATGAGTCAGGATTCTTCTT